ACATACTTTATTAGTATCATTTACCCATTCAGGTATTTCGATTGAATATACTGGTGAGCTAAAATAAATTGATGAGTTTAATTGATCTGTTTTTGCCATATTATTTAAATGGATATCCAAGGTTCCAAATGACCAATGAATATCTTGTTCCTTTTGTTACGGGTTTAACTCTATGCCAAACGTGAGAGGGAAATACTACTATACTTCCACGTGGCGCTATTTCTGCACATTTCCTAATAGTTGGTTTATCAGGATCCATATTTCTAAAATCAAATTCTAATTCTCCACCTTCATAATCTTCTGGAGCTGATAAAGAACATGTAACAGATAATTTTCTAATTTTACCAAATGTATCTTTATTATCTTGATTTGCATATGGAGCTTCCCAGCTATCACAATGCCAATCATAAAATTGATTTAATTTATATTTTGTAAATTGACAACTTTCAGAAAAATCCCAATCAAAATTCCAACCAGCTAGTCTGTTTGCTTGATGTATAAATGGTTGAATTTCTTTATAAATCCATCTATCATTTAACCAAACAATATTTGAATCTCTTTTCTTTTTTAAATCTTTTAAATCTTCATCAGATAAATCTTTACCTTTTTCAATTTTATTAGTTTGACCACCAGTAAGTGCTAATTGCTCTTGTTGTGCAGTTCCATATTTAATTAACTCATCACAAAATCTAGGTGTAAGTGCACTTTGGAAATAATAGTAGTAGTTATTCAAGTTCATTTCTAAATTATAAATAATGAATTATAGGATAAATGTCAAGTAGATGAATTATTAGCTAACTGTAAGTGTTCCAGACACTGTGAATGTTGCAACTTTACAACCTCCAGCTGGTGCCGGTAATGTTGATGTTGTATTTGTACCTGGTGTTACTGTAAAAGTTCTTGCTGATGGTCCTCTAACAATAACAATACCCGATCCACCTGCACCTCCAGAACCAGGATTTGATCTTCCACCTCCACCACCTCCTCCAGTGTTTACAGTTCCTGCTGTTGCATTAACAGATCCTGCATTAGTTCCTCCAGTACCTCCTACACCTGAACCTCCTGAACCTCCTGGTTGTGTAGAATTACCACCTCCGCCTCCTCCTCCTGCGTAAGATACTGCTGATCCTGAAATACTATTTGGAGCTCCAGCTCCTCCTGGTCCACCTGCACCATCTGGTGGTGCTCCTACAGTAGGAGATCCTTGACTACCCGCAGCTGTTGCACCTCCACCTCCTCCACCTCCTGAAACTGCTAAATTAACACCTGCTGCTGCTCCTCCTGAATTTCCTTGTGGTGGTGATACTGGAGGTGAATTACCTGTTCCACCTGGAGCAGGATTACATCCGCTAGGACCTGTTGCACCTCCTCCACCTGAACCTCCTGATAAACCAGTTCTTAATGTACCACATGATGAAGCAATTCCTCCACCTCCTCCACCTGTTGAGGTAATTGTTGAAAATATTGAATCTGAACCTGGAGTTCCTCTTGTGCTAATTCCTGCTGCTCCACCTGCTCCAACTGTAACTGGAATACTTGCACCTGCATAATAACTAACTACTACAGCAGATCCTTGTAAAGGAGCTGGTCCATAACCAGAAGCACGATATCCTCCTGCTCCTCCTCCTCCATTTGGATTAGGAGAATTAGCTCCTCCACCTCCTCCACCAGCTACTACTAAATAATCTAAAGTCACTGAACATTTTGTTAATGGCCACGTTCCTTGTTTAATTGCACCAAATGCACTTTTAATATTCCAAACACCACTTGCCTTGTTTAATTCTTTTACGATAACGATTCCTGAACCGCCGGAACCACTTGGTCCGCATGGTCCTCCACCACCTCCACCTCCGCCACCTGTGTTAGTTGTTCCTGAAGGAGCTGCTGATCCTGGTGCTGATCCTGGTCCACCTCCGCCTGGTCCACCTGATCCTGCTGGTCTTGATTGAGGTGCAAATCCACCACCACCTCCTCCACCTGCATAAACTCCTGAATTAGGAAGTCCTGGTCCAAAAATTGGAGTTACATCTGATCCTGATCCACCTGTTCCACCACTTGGTGCAGCATTAGTTCCTGCAGAACTTGCTCCACCTCCACCACCTTGATTATTTCCACCTGGATTTCCTTGAGGCGGACTAACGGGAGGAGTATTACCTGTTCCTGCAGTTACAGAACATGGAATACCATCTACGATTCCTCCACCTCCACCTGATCCACCATTTAATACGGATCCTCCTGGACTAAATCTTGATCCACCTTTACCACCCCCAGCTGATGTAATTGTTGAAAATACTGAATTTGATCCTGCGTTTCCAGTTCCAAATGATGGTGCGGGTTGTCCAGCACCTCCTGCTCCTATTGTAATTGGAATTGATGCTCCACAAACTGGAAAAGATGTGCAAGTTCTAAAACCTCCAGCTCCTCCACCTCCACCAACGTTAACACCTCCACTACCACCACCTGCTACTACTGCAGCAGAAACTAATCTAGTTCCTGGTTGAAATGTAAATGCTGGTGTTGATGCTGTAACAGATGTGACAGTACACTTTCCAAACGATGTTGGATTTACGACGCCGATAATACCGCCATTATATTTGGCCATAGGTTACTTGCTCCTCGTTTAAAATTCTTGTTACTTGCCTGTAGCAATCCAAGATGAAGAGTCAGGTGACCAAGCGAATTCGTTTTGTTGATCGTCTTTACCAATCCATCTCTTACCAGCTTCATCCCAAGAAATAAAGTATCTCACATTATCTCCATAAGTTGTAACTGTTGGATATGCAACTGGTGCTTGCCAGTCGTCACTAGCGTCTAGCGACCAAGATGCGAATGGTTGTGGTGCAATGAATTTATTTTTTGTGGAATCAAACGTGTAACCAATTCCAGCATATTGTTTTCTGAAATTATTGTTATAAGAAGTTTGAACCCATCTATTACCAGATGTGAAAGGAACGATTTTTTTAACCGCTTCTTCAGCTCCAGCAGATTGATCACCGCCATTTGCGTTTACATCATTGTTATCAATAACAACAACTCTTAATACTAAACCGTAGCTGTTTACTTCTGCAAAATGTGCCATATTTTTTACTCCTGTTTATATTATAATACTATTTTTAGTAAAAGAAAAGGTCATATTTTAAGTCCACGTTCCGGCTTTCTTGTAATTGTATGCGTCATTAATTGACCAGATTCCTGGTGCTGCATAAGCTGCATTAACTTGTTTAATAATAACTGCTCCTGAACCGCCGGCTCCGCCTACTCCTGCATATGGGCCTCCACCAGAAGATCCTCCACCACCTCCACCAGTATTGGCTGTTCCTGCTCCTCCAGTTGCACCATTTGTTGTTGCTGCATTTCCTCCACCACCTGTTCCACCTGTTCCTGCTGAACCTGGTATATTTGTAAAAAAACCACCTCCACCACCACCTGCGTAAGTTACTGGACTACCTGTTATTGAATTTGCACTACCTGCTCCACCATTTCCTCCAACTCCTGGTGTTATTCCTCCATTAGCTCCTGAAGCAGAAGCTCCACCTCCTCCACCTGCTGTAAAATTTGTTGGTGAACCTGTACCTGCTCCTCCTGAATTTCCTTGTGGTGGTGACACTGGAGGAGTATTTCCTGCTCCTCCTGGAGTTGATTGTGGTGATAAATAAAATCCACAAGATCCACCTCCACCTGATCCTCCCGTTCCTCCTGAAGTACATATACCTTGTCTTAATCCTCTTCCACCACCTGCTGATGTGATTGTTGAAAATATTGAATCTGATCCTGGTGTTGAAGTAGGTGCTGGTGCTGTTCCTGCTCCTCCAGTTCCACCTGCTCCAACTGTAACTGAAATTGGACTTGCTGGTATTGATAATTTTGTTCCGCCTGGAAATGAAGTTCTATAACCACCTGCTCCTCCACCTCCTCCGTATCCGCCTCCACCTGCTCCACCTCCCGCTACTACTAAATAATCTGCTTGACCTGGACCAAATCCTGGTGATGTGTAAGTTCCTGATGCTGTGAATGTTGTTATCTTATCAGCTAATGCTGGATCATTTACTGGACCGATAATTCCGCCATTAGACATAGCTTGAATCTCCCGGTTAACTTATATCTTCGTAACTAATAACTACTTGTAAAGCTGAGTTAGCACTAGCTCCACCAATGATAGATTGATTTTCCATTAGGTAGAAAGTATTATTTTTGTCAATAACAGATAAAGTTGCGCTTGATGGAACTGAAATTACGTTAGCGAATGCATAAGAAGTTCCTGCTGTTCCATTTGCTGCTGTGTGAATTTGTACTGTAACGTTTGTAGCTGCTGATGTAACGTTAGCAACCATGATTGATTCTACTTTGTAAACTTTTCCCGATGCTGTAGCATTTGCTAAAAGAACATTTGTTAAAGTTGAAGTAAGAGCAAATACAGTTGTATTACCGTAGATTGAATTTACTGATACTATATTTGGATTAGCCATATTTTATTCTCCTTGTTGATTATTATCCGAAAACTAGTGTTAATGCAATAGATTTTCCAGCTGTAATTCCAGCATTACCGAAGCTTAAAGTACCAGAACCGTTGGTAATTATAGCTTGACCATTAGTACCATCCGCTGATGGTAAAGTAAATGTAGCTGTAGCCGAAGCACCTGCTGCTACTTTTAAACCTGTATAGAAAGTGTTAGCTGTATTATAAAGTTTTAAAGTACCATTTGTTATTAGATTTATATTTCCAATATTTGATGTTGTTCCTGTAGCATTTACATAAGTTAAAGAAGTAACGTTTGCTGTAGTTACGTTAGCAGTTGTAATATTCGCTGTAGTGACATTTGCAGTTACAATATTTGCTGTAGTGACATTTGCAGTTGCAAGATTTGCTGTAGTAACAGTTGAAGTAACTGCTGTTAAATTTGTAGCAGATAAAGTTGTTACAGTTAAATTTAATGCCGTAGCAGTTTGCATTGCTACAGTTGTTGCATCAAATGTAAAATTAGTTGAACCTGCGAAAGATCCTGAAGAGTTATATTGAACAGCATTAGTAGTTCCACCAGGTGAATTAACTTGGTCAGCTGGTAAAGCTGTTAATACAGAGGTTGCACTTGCATTTACAATAACAATATTTCTTGATCCTGTTGCAATTGAAACAGTTGTAGAACCTCCAGAAGAAATTGTAGCGGTTGCTCCTGAATTA